CGTATGATTGAGGATAGTCTTGTAATTTATAGATTATCAAGAGCACCAGAAAGAAGAATATTTTATATTGATGTTGGTAATCTTCCAAAGGTAAAAGCAGAACAATACTTGAAAGAAGTAATGTCTCGCTATAGAAATAAGTTAGTGTATAATGCACAAACTGGTGAAGTTAGAGATGATCGTAAGTTCATGTCTATGATGGAAGATTTCTGGTTGCCAAGAAGAGAAGGTGGACGTGGAACAGAAATCACAACACTTCCCGGTGGCCAAAACTTGGGTGAGTTATCAGATATTGAATACTTCCAGAAAAAATTATATCGTGCATTAGGAGTTCCAGAATCAAGAATCGCAAGTGATGGTGGATTTAATTTAGGAAGATCTTCTGAGATATTAAGAGATGAACTTAAGTTCTCTAAATTCGTAGGAAGATTGCGTAAGAGATTTGGTAATATGTTCAATGATATGTTGAGAACTCAACTAATTCTAAAGAACATTATCACTCCAGAAGATTGGGATGAAATGAGTGATCATATTCAGTATGATTTCTTATATGATAATCAGTTTGCTGAACTCAAAGAAACTGAGATGATGAACGAAAGATTAGGTCTTGCAGCAACGATTGAACCATACATTGGAAAGTATTATTCTGCAGAATATATTCGTAAAAAAGTTCTACGTCAAACTGATCAAGAAATCAAAGAAATTGATGAACAGATTGCACAAGAAATTAAAGATGGAACTATTCCAGATCCGAATGCAGTTGACCCAATAACAGGAGAACCTCTCGAAGGTGGTGGTGAAGATTTAGGTGATGTTCCTGTTGAAGATGATTTAGAACAACAAGGTGCAGTCACAGACGCAGAACTTGCAAATGATACCAAAAAGGCAGAGATATAAATAAAATATATACCTATCATAAAATATGGACGACATTATTGATGCAATTGCAACTGACGCATCTCCTGCGGAGATCGCTGATAGTTTAAAAGATGTAATTTTTCAAAAGGCTGCAGAGAGAGTAGAGGGTCTTAGACCATCTGCAACTGCATCTATTTTTGATGCTGAAACTGAGGATGAAAGTGAGGTAGACACTGAACCACAAGAGGAAGAATAATGACTCAAAGAACTCTTGTAAAGGGAGCAGAAGAAGCACTTGGAACAAATGCTGGAGCAGCAAAAACATTTTCTGGAGCAACAGTTGTTCGTTTAGTTAATACCGCTACTGGTGCAGATCACTTAGTGACTGTTGCATCTGCAGTAAGTGGTAGCACTGTCGGATCCTTTACATTACAAAGAGGCACTGTAGAGTTCTTGGAAAAAAATCCAGAACAAGCAGTGTTTGCTGCCAACGCTGCTGTCAAAGGAGCAAAAGTAGGATTTACCGGTTAATTAAATGAAACTCATCACAGAAGAAGTCTCAAAAGTTAAATTTATAACTGAGGGAAAAGGTGCTAAAAAGAAGATGTACATTGAAGGTGTCTTCTTACAAGGCGACCTAAAAAATCGTAATGGAAGAATGTATCCAATTGATACTCTTGCAAAAGAGGTTGGTAGATACAATGAAGCATTTGTTCAGAAAGGTAGAGCACTTGGTGAACTCGGACATCCCGAAGGCCCAACTGTTAACCTAGATCGTGTATCACATCGAATTACATCACTTCGCCAAGAAGGTAAAAACTTTATTGGTAAAGCACAACTCTTAGACACACCAATGGGTAAGATTGCAAAATCTTTAATATCAGAAGGTGTTACTCTCGGAGTTTCATCTCGTGGTGTTGGTTCACTAAGAGAAGATACATCTTCTGGATGCAAAGTTGTAGGAGAAGATTTTATGTTAGCAACTGCTGCTGACATCGTTGCAGATCCTTCAGCACCTGACGCATTCGTTTCCGGAATTATGGAAGGAAAGGAATGGATTTGGGAAGGAGGCATCCTCCGTGAACAATCTGCAACAAAAATTGCGAAGGAAATTAACACTTTAGTCGATCAAAACGCACTAGAGGAGCACAAACTTGGATTATTCCAAAATTTCTTAGCAAATCTGTAACATTATAAATAAATATAGTTTTATTATAATTTAATAAATCTAAAAAACAAACATGTCCGTTGGTCAAAATTTACAAGAAATGGAAAACGTAGTAACCAAAGGGGCAAAACCAGCTGATCCACAGCAAAAGGGATTGTCCATTTCAACACCGGGTCAAGCGGCCGTAGAAGATTTAGGAGGGCCTACTCCTGAGAATTCTCGTCCTGACGATGACTCGAATAAGTTGAAAACACCCGGCACAACCTTAAAACAGGTAAAGGATATTGTGACTAAAGGTGCTAAGCCTGCAGATCCAATGCCAACGGGTATGAAAGAAGAGGAGAATGTCGAAGGCGATGTAGTCGCTGAAGATCCTGAAGTCTCCGCAGACGAAGTAGTTTCTGAAGAGGAAACTGCAGAAGTCGAAGAAACTCAAGAAGTTGTTGCTGAAGAAGAAACAACTGAAGAGGAAGTCGTTGAAGAAGAAAAACTTGACATCGAAGCAGATGTAAAAGCACTCTTTGAAGGCGAAGAACTTTCTGAAGAGTTTCAATCAAAGGCAAGAACAATCTTTGAAGCAGCAATTAATTCAAAACTTGCTGAAGTCAAAGAGGCAGTAAAAACTGAATACGAAGAGCAACTTGTAGAAGAAGTTGCCACTATCAAGTCTGAGTTACAAGAAAGAGTTGACGCATACCTTGAGTATGTTGCTGACGAATGGTTGCAAGAAAATCAAATTGCAGTCGAATCTGGACTTAAGACTGAGATGACAGAATCATTCCTTGAAGGAATGAAGAATCTTTTTGAAGAACATTATGTATCCGTACCTGAAGAAAAATATGATGTCATCGAGAGCATGGTAGATAAACTAGATGAAATGGAAGGTAAACTCAACGAGCAAATCGAAAAGAATGTTGCTCTAAACAGGAGATTAGCCGAGTCCACTTCTGATGTTGTCTTTGGCGAAGTTGCCGAAGGTTTAGCGACATCACAAAAGGAGAAACTTGCAACCCTCGTGGAGAATGTTGAGTTTGAAAGTGAAACAGACTATCGGGAGAAACTAGCAACACTTAAGGAATCTTATTTCCCAAGCAAAGCTGGATCTCAAAGAGACAAGTCAGAAAATCTATCTGAAGGCACAGAAACTCCCGGAAATATCGCGGAAATATCAACCAGTATGGAAGCATATCTTCAGACTCTGAATCGTGTCTCTAAAAAGTGATTTTTACATTATAAATTCAAACTTACGAGGTAAAACTTAAATGCAAGCCCCTATTAATCAGGAAGCTCTGCAAGAAAAGTGGGCACCACTACTCGACTACGAAGGTCTTGATCCAATCAAAGACAATCACAAGAGAATGGTGACTGCAGTTCTTCTAGAGAACCAAGAACAAACTATGCGTGAAGAACGCGAGTTTTTAACTGAGCAACCAACAAACAGCACAGGTTCATCAGGTGCAACTGCTGGTTTCTCTGCTGGAGCAGCTGCTGCTGGCCCAGTTGCTGGTTTCGACCCAGTATTAATCAGTCTTATTAGACGTTCAATGCCTAACTTGGTCGCTTATGACCTAGCAGGTGTTCAACCAATGAACGGCCCAACAGGACTTATCTTCGCAATGAGAAGTCGCTTCACTTCACAGACTGGAACAGAAGCACTATTCAACGAACCAGATTCAGCATTCTCCGCACAGGATGATGGACGTAATCTTGTTTCTAGTGGATACACTCAGAACGAAGGTTCAACAACAGGTGGAGCAGTTGGTTTCGGTACAACCGCAGCACAGGCAGGATCTAACCCTGCAGCATTGAACCCAGAAGGTTCACAGGCATCTACCACATATACAACTGGTAGAGGTTTCAACACTGAAGATTCTGAAGCATTAGGATCTGAGGCAGGAGATCAGTTCAACCAGATGGCATTCTCAATCGAGAAGGTCACTGTAACAGCAAAAACCAGAGCACTAAAGGCAGAGTACAGTTTAGAACTTGCTCAAGACCTTAAGGCAATCCACGGTTTAAACGCTGAGGCTGAGTTAGCAAATATTCTCTCAACAGAGATTCTTGCTGAGATAAACAGAGAAGTTATCAGATCAATCTACAAGGTTGCTGAATCTGGAGCACAAACAAACACAGCAACTGCTGGTGCGTTTGACCTAGACACAGACAGTAACGGAAGATGGTCTGTTGAGAAGTTCAAAGGTTTGATCTTCCAAATCGAGAGAGATGCTAACGCTATCGCACAAAGAACTCGTAGAGGAAAGGGCAACATGATCCTTTGTTCTGCTGACGTTGCTTCTGCATTAACAATGGCTGGTGTACTTGATTACACTCCTGCACTTAATGCAAACTTAAACGTAGATGACACAGGCAACACATTTGCTGGTGTTCTTCAAGGTAAGTATAGAGTTTACATCGACCCATTCGCTGCAAACTTAGCTGCTGACCAGTACTACGTTGTAGGTTATAAAGGTACTTCACCTTATGACGCTGGATTATTCTATTGCCCATACGTTCCACTACAGATGGTTCGTGCAGTTGGTCAGGATACATTCCAACCAAAAATTGGCTTTAAGACAAGATACGGAATGGTTGCAAACCCATTCGCTGAAGGAGATGTTTCTTCACAAGGTCTTGGTCGTCTTGCTGTTAACAAAAACCGTTACTACAGAAGAGTTAAAGTTCAAAACCTTATGTAAATCTCTTTACATATTTTTCAAAGAGACCCTTGATGGGTCTCTTTTTTTTATGCTATATAACTATTATGCTTATCTTTTCCTTTATACTTTCATTATTTGCAAATCATTTACCAGTGATGTATGTCCAAGTGCCTCAATGGGCAGATGATTGGGCTGTATGTGCTGTAGATGTACCCGACGCAAAATGCCATTGGTATGTTATGTCTCCTGACAATACATTTGGTGAAGGATTCGACTGGGAAGATGCACCTTGGTTTGATGCAAACGGATTAAATGACATTGCACCTATGCAAGCAAAGACAGTTGTTGAGAAATTACAAGAGTAGCACTAGGCATTTCTTTTTGTTAAGAGTTTCTTTAGGATATGCACATTTTCCAATAAATAATAGTAGAATTAAGGGCAACAAGATGTTCTGAGACTCTTACATTATGAGTTCAAAAAATCAAGTTAATTGTCATCATTATAGGGAAAAGTATGCACAATCTAATTTCTTTCAATCAGTTAGCAGGTTCAAAACATATGGATGAACCAAGTAACGATTTAATCGATGAATACTACGAGTGCCTCATAGATTGTAGTGATGACTCGCATACATGTAAACGTTACTGTAGGGAAGTATTTTTTGTATAACACAAGTTAAGTTTCAAGAAAAAGGGAGGACATACCTCCCTTTTTTAGTGATATAAATACCTATATGAAAGATAAAAAAGCAGCAAAGCTTATTATCAAGAGGGCAAAGAAGCATCCAGAATTGTATAGCAAACAAGAAGTTAACTATGCAAGAATGCTAAGAAAACAATTTAAAAAAGATGGCATATCACATCAAAAAATCGAGCAGTCTGAACAGTAATCAAACACTGTATTACATAGGTTCTGCAAAAGGATTTGCAAGATGGTCTGATGATTTCTCTAAGAGAAAGGTTTACACAAACAATCCGACTTATCTTACAAAGAATGATGATGGTAAGAACGGTGGATGGGAAGGAATGACTGTCGTTTCAGAATAACTAAATAACTAAAAACATATCTGAAATGAACCCATCACCACGCCAAGTTAAAAAGGCAAAGAAGATTTACGAAGAACTTGTAAATCATTTAATTGAAGAAGGTTATGCGTCTACCAAGGCTGATGCTGATAATGTCATCAGTGGTATGAGTGAAGAATGGTTTAACATGATTGTCAATGACTAAAGATTTTTCTCAATTTATTGAGGAGTCACAATCTCCAAAATGCCCAAAAGGTCATAGGTTTGATACAAAACTTAAGAGTTGTGTTCCAACAAAACGCTATCCGTACTATCCTTATGGTATGATCGGTAGAAATAGGGAGGAGCCTAAAAATGGGAATGGAAATGGGAATGGAAATGGCAACGGTAATGGTAACGGTTCTGGTAACGGTAATGGTTCTAACGGGCATTCTGGTGGGAATGGTGGTGGAGCTTCGGGCGGAAACGGTGGAGGAGGTGGAGGAGAATGAAAACTTTCCTAGAATTCCTAGCAGAGTCAAATCCTAGAATTCCTAGAAAGAAGGGACAACCTGCTAAATCTAAAAAACATTCGGATTTATATACAGATGAAGATCCTAAAGGAACTATTCATGGATTGGGTTTCAAGGATGTTGCAACTTCTAAATCATCTGTCTCAAAGATACGTAAATCTTCAAGATCGCATGCTCATAAAATTCAAGCAGCAATTGCTATGGAGCAAAGAGCAAGAGTGATGGGTAAGACATCAGAGGCAGCAGTATATCGAAAGTTTATAAACTCTATGAAAAAGAAGACTAAAAAATGACAACATCTAGTGGGCCATTTGCCGGACAAATTCAAAATCGTAATTACCTATCACCGATAGGTTTTAAATTTTCTCTTGCAAAATTTCCAAAGGTAGACTTCTTTTGTAACTCCGCATCAATACCAGAAATCTCTCTCGGTACTTATCAGCAACCATCATACTTAAAAACGATTGATGTTCCCGGTGAAAAGTTAACATATGGGGATTTAGATATTCGATTCTTAGTTGATGAGAATATGGAGAATTATTCTGCAGTTCATAATTGGTTGACAGGACTTGGATTTCCAGAATCACCACAGCAGTTTATAGATAAAACAACAGATACAGATGGTCAACGTGATCTAGAAGAACAATTCTGTGATGGATCTCTACACATCCTAAACAGTAACTTCCGTGATGTTGCCATAGTAAAATTTTTAGACTTATTTCCTACATCATTGACATCTTTGACATTCGATGCTACAGATAATGACGTACAGTACTTTACAGCAAGTGCATCTTTCCGCTATACTATATACAGACTAACTGATAAAAACGGCAAACTTTTATGAATCTTGAGCAAATTCAGGAGATGTGGCAGAAAGATTCTGTCATTGATCCTGATAACCTACATGATGAGTCACTTAAAATACCCCAACTTCACTCAAAATACTATACAGTATACAATACAATTACCTTGCTCAGAGAGAAAGCAAGAGAAACGTATAGTCGTATTCGTTTAGAAAGACATAATTATTATACTGGGAAGGCCACAGCAGAAGTATATGCAGAAGATCCATTTCCCTATAAGGTTAGGGAGAAGGATGCTATACAGAGGCATATGGACGCAGATGCGAAGTTAAATACCATTGATATGAAAATAAAGTATTATGATGTTATACTTAAATTTCTTGAAGAGATTATTCGCAATATATCAGGTCGTACATATCAAATCAAAAATGCCATCGAATGGCAGAAGTTTCAATCAGGATTTTAATGATTAAAGAACTAATAAAACCAGAGCATCAATTATTTCATCATCGTATTAACTCATGTAGTTATGATTTAGATCGTCATGCTTTATCTGAAATACTAATTGAAAATATGATTCATTATGAAGGTATAGGTCTTTCTGCAAATCAAATCGGTATTTGGGAAAGAGCATTCTGTATGATGTCTGATATTGAAACAGAAGAGATAATTACTTGCTTTAATCCAAAAATTATTAAGACATATGGAGAATCAACTTGGTTTGAAGAAGGGTGTTTATCCTTTCCAGATCAGACCATAAACGTTTGTAGGCCAACTAAGATTGTTGTGAAATATGAAGATGCTGATAAGAAAGTTCACAAAGAAAAGTTAGAAGGGATCATTTCGAGAGTATTTCAGCACGAACATGATCATATGGAAGGTATAGATTTCACACAAAGATAAATAAATGTTTACTGTGAGGTAAGGAGTCGAACCTTCAAGTCCCGCCAGAGACATCAGTTAAACAGACTGACACGTTTACCAGTTTCGTCACCTCACAATGGGATCCCTAGTCAGGGATCGCTTGCATAATACGTGTTACACCGATTCCTCCACCACTTCTAGGAAAGAAATCGAACTCTAAGAACTCTTCAAGTTCTTTCTCAACTCTTTC